ATCTGCTCGCTACAACATCAATGGCGGTGATCGTCCTGCAACCATCATTGGTGCAGCCGACATCTATGTCAGCGATTTTGGTCAGGTTCAAGTTGTTCCTAACCGCTTCCAGCGCGAGCGTGACGCTTGGGTGATCGATCCTGAGTACGCAAAGATGACTACCCTGCGTCCTTACCAACAAGTTGAGTTGGCGAAGACCGGCGACGCCGAAAAACGCATGCTCCTGGTCGAATGGGGCCACAAAGTATTGGCAGAAAATGCTCATGGTCTGGCAGCAGACTTGGTAACTTCTTAATCGAAGCAAAGGAAGAGGGGGGAGCAATCCCCCCTTTTTTATATGGAAAAAAGAATATTCAGCGAAGACAAAGACCTAGGCATAACGCGCTACTGGCACTACAACAATGAAACTGATGAGGCAACGATTCAGACTCAGCAGGATGTAACTGACATCATTGAAGAGAACAAGCAAGAATTCAATATGGTTGATGAGCGTGCTGGCTGGAAGGGTGAGTTTCACCGCGTTGCAAGCATTCCTATGTCCATATATTCACAGCTCAAGGCAGAGGGCAAGCTGGAAGATCAGGAATATATGAAGCGCTGGCTTAATGATCCAGAGAATAGATTTTTTAGAGTACGACCAGGACAAGTATGAAATACATCGCAGTAGCAACACCAGCGCGTGACATGGTTCACACCATGTTTACCTATGATCTTGTCAATATGGTGGCTAACCACACATTGAACACCAATGATGCCATCAGCTTAAAAATATCACAGGGTACGCTTATCGCCAATCAGCGAGCTGAATTATGCCTAGACGCGATGCGTGAAAAATGCACTCATGTGCTTTTTATTGATTCAGATATGCGGTTTCCGCATGACATGATTGAGCGTTTGCTTGAGCATGACTTGGACATTGTGGCTACCAACTGCGCTCGCAGACGTATGCCTACAGGACCAACCGCACAGATTTACAAAGAGAATGGCGAGCGCGAGTTGGTTTATACGATGCCCGAAACGACTGGCCTGCAAGAGGTTGGCTCAGTTGGTATGGGCGTGATGCTGATCAAGGCCAATGTCTTTGCGGCTTTGTCGGAGCCTTGGTTTGAAACACCTTGGCGGCATGACAAACGTGGCTACATTGGAGAGGATGTTTTCTTTTGTAAGAAAGCCAGAGATGCAGGCTTTAAGATATGGATTGATCACGATGTGAGCAAGGAAATAGGCCACATTGGGATGTTTGAATTCAAGCATGACCATACTTGGGTGATGCGTGAAGTCCAAGAAACTGAAAAGGTTACCTGATGGCACTCACGACTTATGCGGAGCTGAAGACCTCGGTTGGCGACTGGCTCAACCGCACTGATTTGGCAACTGCCATTTCAGACTTTGTCAGCTTGGCAGAGGCTCAGATTGAGCGACAGTTGCGTACACGCCAAATGATTGTGCGTGCCAATGCGACATTTGCGGCGGCTGCTGAGTACGGCACAGTGCCTGATGACTTCTTGGAAGTCAAAGCCATCAAGCTCAATACCAACCCAGTTACTAACCTGACATTTCAAACCATTGACGCAATGGATGCGTTGTCGAACACGACTTATTTGTCCAGCGGCAAGCCTTTGTACTTCAGCATTGTTGGCAGCCAAATCAGATTGCTACCAATTCCTGATGGCGCATACACCGCCGAGCTGGTCTACTACGCAAAGTTGGCTAAGTTATCAAATGCAAACACCACCAACTGGCTGCTGACTCAAGCGCCTGATGTGTATTTATATGGATCGCTTTTACAGGCTGCGCCATACTTGCAAGACGATGCGAGAATACCTGTATGGTCATCGCTGTATCAGGCAGGACTAGATCAATTGCAAATTGCAGATGATCGTGGTTCTACATCCGGCGGCGCGATTATGGCAAGAGCAAGGACATTTGGATGATAGTTACCACCACCAAGGGCGAGATGGATGACTCATTGCTAGAGAAGCGTGAGGGTTCATTGGACAACGATACCGAAACAACCAGTTGGGTAGAGTATTGGCTTGATGGTGAGATGGTGCATCGATCTGTCCACATGGCTCTCAAGCGCAGTGTCTTTGCCGATGGAATCAGTCAACAAATTTAAGGGATAAATCATGGCTAATACGCAAGCAATGTGTACCAGTTTCAAGGGCGAGCTGCTTGTCGGCCACCATAACTTTGGCACTGGCGTAGTACGCGCTGCCACTACAGCAGACACTTTCAAGGCTGCCTTGTACTTGGCCTCTGCTACTGTCAACGCGGCCACTACAGCCTACAGCTCAACAAATGAGGTTACAGGCACAGGCTACACCGCAGGCGGCGTCACAGTGACATTTGGCACTGCTCCAAGCACCAGCGGCACTACAGCGTTTGTGACGCCCAGCGCCAGCATCAGCTACTCTGCGGTGACTTTGTCTACGGCCTTTGACGCGGTCCTGATCTATAACTCGACTCAGTCAAACAAGGCGGTTAGCGTCCACACATTCGGTAGTCAGACAGTGACTGCTGGGACGTTCACGCTGACAATGCCGACCAATGATGCAAGCACTGGCCTGATCAGGCTGGCTTAACCAAGGGGCAGCGGCATGGCTGCTTATGGAACAGGCACATATGGCACTGGTGCATATCCAATACTAGCGGGTACTTATGGCGCTGGTGGGTATGGCCTTGGCCAATATGGAAAATCAAATATTTCAATTAGCGGTAATGCGTCTGTTACCGCTGTTGGAGACTTATTAGAAAACATATCAGTCCAAGAAGATGGGAACATTGCTACAGGCAATGTAGGCACTGTTGGATTAACTGTATCTGTTGGCATTACAGGCAATGCGGCCACTTGCGCTGTTAATTCTGTAGTGCCAACATATATACAAGCGATTACAGGCAATGCGTCTGCATTGTCTGTTGGCAGCGTCACTCAGTCTGCCTTGATTACTTTGCCAAGCAATGCTTCAACGACTGCTGTCGGCACTGTTGGCATCACAAGTACCAAGGCGGTTACAGGAAATGTGGCGACTGGTGCGGTTGAGGCAATGCCATCCGAGGTAATTACATTCCAAGATATTACTGGCATTGAGGGCGCAGGATCGGTTGGCAACGTATCAAATGTCATATCCATAGGGATAATTGGCGTTCAGTCTACTGGCTCTGTTGGCATAATGATTGGGTTTGGTTGGGGCGCTATTCCTAATACATCTGAAAGTTGGGCGCCAGTTTCAGACACATCAGAAAGTTGGACTGATTTAGTGGACAATTCAATCACTTGGCAAGAGGCCGCATAGGAGTTTTTAGCATGGCAGATACCACCACCACAAACCTACTGTTGACAAAGCCCGAAGTAGGCGCGTCAACTGATACATGGGGTACAAAAGTCAATACCGACCTTGACTTAATAGATGCATTGTTTGATGCCGGTCCATACTTGAAACAGGCAAAAGGCGGTACTGGCGCTGCAACTTTTGATGGCGCTGGTATTGTCACTAAGACTGATACACAAACATTAACAAATAAGACACTCACAAACCCAACAGTAACCAACTACGTTGAGAGCGTGGTGACTATTGGTAACTCAGGAACTTCACAAACCCTGTCTCTGACAAACGGCACTGTGCAGACAGTAACCATGACAGGTAACTGCACGTTCACCATGCCAACAGCAACGGCTGGCAAGTCATTCATTTTGATTTGCACACAAGATGCCACAGGCTCACGCACTGCGGTGTTTACATCGGTCAAGTTCCCTAGTGGAACAGCACCAACGCTTACAACCACAGCAACCACAGGCGTTGACATACTGACATTTGTGGCTAACGGCACAAGTTGGTTTGGTACAGCGGCACAGGCATTTGCATAATGTTAGCGGCTAAAGACACTCTCCTTACCCGACCAAGTGGTGCTTATCGCATCAGCCGCAGTGTGCGTTTGCGCTCAAGTGCAACAGCTTATTTCAATCGAACTCCTGCGGGTGCTGGAAATCGACAAAAGTGGACATATCGAGTTATGCTTAAGCGAGGAGCATTAGCGGCTCAATCTTCCCTTATTTCTGCTCGCACCGATGACAATAATCGTGATGTGTTTCAATTTCAAGCTGATGCTACATTTCAATTAGTAAATGTGGTAGGTGGGTCAGCCACAACAAATCTTGTCACTACGCCTGTATATCGTGACCCATCAAGTTTTTACGACATTTTGTTAGCTGTCGATACTACACAGGCAACAGCAGCCAACAGGGTAAAACTATATGTTAATGGCATACAAATAACAGCGTTCAGTACAGCAACATACCCAGCGCAAAACAATAATTTTACGATCAATGCCGCTGTTGCACACAGCATTGGTCGTTTTGAGTTTTCATCGCCAGGCGGGTACTATGATGGATTGATGACCGAAACATATTTGATTGATGGTCAACAACTAGACCCGTCATCCTTTGGCGAAACCAATGCTGTTACAGGCGTATGGCAACCTAAGAAGTACGCTGGTACATACGGCACTAACGGTTTTTACCTTAACTTCAGCGACAACAGCACAGCAGCCGCATTAGGTACAGACTTCTCAGGTAACAGTAATACATGGACAGTAAACAACATTAGCGTAACTGCTGGTGTGACGTATGACTCCATGCTAGATGTGCCTACCCTTTATGCTGATGGTGGAAATGGGCGGGGTAACTATGCGGTATTAAATCCATTGTCATTAGGTAGCACAGTAACTCTTTCTAACGGCAATTTAACTATGACAGAGGTAGGAACTTATGCAACTACTGTTTCGTCTATTGGTGTAACTTCAGGCAAATGGTATGCCGAAATGACTGTTGGTGCAAATACTTTTGCGGGGACTTGTGGCGTTGCAAGACTTGGGTATTCTCCAACATCACGGCTTGGATTTCAAGCAAACACTTGGGCTTACAACAGCGATGGTGGCTTGTATTACAACAGCACAACCCTTGCTACTGTTTCTTCCTACACAACTGGCGATGTGATTGGGATTGCACTTGATGTTGACAACTTAACCATTGCTTTTTACAAAAATAACACGCTGCAAGGAACACAATACACAGCCGCTAATTCGGGGTTGACTGCTGGTGAATTTTACTTTGCAACAGGTCATATCAACAGCACATCAAATTGGAACTTCGGTCAACGCCCATTCAGCTACACACCACCTACAGGCTTTGTTGCACTAAACACGCAAAACCTATCCACGCCTACGATTAGCAATGGTGCGACTGTGATGGCGGCTACGCTGTATACAGGTAATGCAACAGCAAGAACAATTTCAAATTCTGTCAATGGAATATCGTTTCAGCCTGATTTGGTTTGGCTAAAAATGCGTTCTGCTGGAAGTTATTTGAATCATCACCTTGTTGATTCTGTTCGTGGGGACGGAAAGGTGCTGTATTCAAACTTAACAAACTCAGAAGACAATCTTGGCTCAACTGTAATCTATACAACATCAACTGGATTTGGCTTAAGTGCAGGTGTTGGAGTAAATGAAAACGCTCAAACCTTTGTTGGCTGGCAATGGAATGCTGGCGGCTCAACAGTAACCAACACCAGCGGCACTATTTCAGCACAGGTAAGAGCAAATCCTACTGCTGGATTTAGCGTGGTGACATGGACTGGTGGTGGTAGTGCGGGAACAATTGGGCATGGTCTAGGCGTTACCCCCGGCATGATAATTGTTAAAAATAGGTCTGGAACTCAGTTTTGGTTTGTTAATCACGCTTCCATTTCAACAACGCAAAATTTGTATCTTAATGACACCGCCGCTGTGCAATCAGATGGCATCTTTACATCAAGAGGCGCAACAACTTTTGGTGTTGGAACAGGTGTTGCTGGTTCGGCAACAAATTATGTCGCCTACTGCTTTGCCGCAGTAGCTGGCTATTCAGCATTTGGTAGCTACACAGGCAATGGAAGTACAGATGGGCCTTTTGTGTATCTTGGATTTAGGCCAAGATTTATTGTTTATAAAATATCCTCTGGGACAACTGGAAACTGGAAAATGCACGATACATCTCGTGGTACTTACAACGCCAACAGCCCCGAACTATTAGCAGAATCTTCTGCGGCTGAAGGTGCATCTTCGGGATTATTTGATTTGTTATCCAATGGTTTTAAGTTAAGAACTACATCTTCAAACTACAACGGAAGTGGAAACACATACATCTATATGGCATTTGCCGAAAACCCTTTCAAACTTTCTCTAGCGAGGTAATTCATGTTTTTACTTAACGGCAACCCACTTTCACTTGATACACCATTCACTATTGATGGAACGTCATACCCTGCCAACTGGCTACGCTTAACAAGCATTGCAGAAAAGAACGCTGTTGGCATCACAGAGGTAGCAGACACTCAAGTCACATACGATGACCGCTTTTATTGGGGTTTAGACAATCCCAAGCTGTTAAACGACAGAGAAGAATCTGACGAGGATGGCAACCCCATGTATGTGCAAGTCTATGACTCTACTGTGGGCGAGCATGGCGGCATGGTTAACACCACAGAGCGTTTGGTCACCAAAGGACTGAAGTCACAATGGACTGCCACAGTTAAAGACACCGCAAACAAACTGCTTGCCCAAACCGATTGGATGGTGATTCGCAATGTAGAGCGTAACGTAGACATTCCTGTGGCTACTGTGACCTACAGGGCGGCGGTGATTACTGAATGCACAAGGCTAGTAACTGCCATTGCTGGCGCTGCCGATGTGCCTGCTTTGATCGCTGTGGTAACTGCACAAGGATGGCCTGAAAATGGATAACCAACAAATCTTCAATATCGTATTCAGCATTGCTGGATTCTTGGCCGTCTATGTGATCAACAGTCTAACTAGGCAAATACAAAAGCTGGAAGACAAGGTCAACGACCTACCTCACAGCTATGTGCAAAAGGATGACTACCGATCCGACATTGCTGAGATCAAGGCCATCTTGAAGCAGATCTTTGACAAACTAGACAGCAAGCAAGACAAATGATGTGGACCCATTCACCCTGGCACTGGCTGCCATTGCCTCAATCAAGCAAGGCGTTGCGCTTTATAAGGACATAAAGCAAACAGGCGGTGAGCTGGGAAAGATTACAAAAGAGATTTCGGGGTTCATAGGTCAGTTTTTTGAGGCGCATGAAGAAGTAAAGAAAGAAGCAGAAGAGCAAAAGCGCAATCCTCCAAAGGCAAAATCTCTCAAGTCGCAGGCTCTTGACAATGTCTTCAATCAAATCGAATTGGAGAGACAGTCAGTTGAGCTAAGAGAATTCCTGATATATGAAGTTGACCCAGCCTTGGGTGCGGTTTGGTCAAGGTTTGAAGAAGAGTACGCAAGACTCAACGAGGAGCAAGAAAAGGAAAGGCTAGAACAGGAAGCAAAGGACAGGGTGGTGGCATGGCAACGGCGAAGAATGCTAAACCAGTTGCAAGACAGAGCGTTAATAATAGCGGCAGTGATGATCGTTTTTATATACCTCCAGCTCCTATTCCTAGCAATCCACCAAATGAAAGTAGCGAGATGGGATTCATAATTGCATTCATTTCTATGGTGGTTGTCTTTGGTCTACTGCTACCCATCATTGGATCTATGTACTTGGATATCCTTGAAGCGAAGAAAGAAACAAAGCGACAGCAAGAAGTGGTTCAAAGGTTAATTAAAAAAACAGAGGAAGAGAAATGACAATTTATATCCCTCTTTTGTATATTTGTATGGGGCTGGAATGTGCATTTTTCCAGTCGGAAATTTACACACTAAACGAGCAAAAGTGTGAGCAAGAAATTGCACAACAAAAAAGTGAACTAATCAAGCAAGGCAGGAAAGTTGAAGCAATTTGCATAGACATGAAAATTATTTTGGAGAAGAAAACAGATGTTACCTATCGTAGCCACACTTCTAAGTA